CTTTATAACCATGATGGGGCTTTTGTTGCCCTGTGATATTCTTTTCCGTTTATTATTCTTATGTTAGGATCATTAGTTGTGAAAAATAAAAAATCAACTAATGTTTCAAGGTTAGTATTGTCAATCGAGTCTAAGCTCCAATTAAACTTTTCAACTAGTTGCTTATATACAGATAATAAACTACGTTCAGCATCTACTTCTGCATCTGTGTTTGTGCCTGTGGGTGATAATGAGTCCACTTCACCCTTTGTTAGTTTTTTGAGATTATACCAGTGATTCCATAAAGAATTTTATTTATTTCTTCATCAATTTCTTGACTAGAAAATTGTTTTTCTAAATCATCAATTGAAAATTTATTTTGATACACTTCACAAATAAGCCATGCTTTTTTTTCATTAATTTCAAGCATATTTGTTAGAAGTTCATCCGCTTCATCAACTTGATTTTCTTTATCTTCATCTTTAGCTTGCATTGCCTGGCCTCTTTTAGCTAACGTAAGTGCTTCTTTTTGTATTTTTAAAGCCTCCTTTGAAAGAAATGCTGTTATTTTCCCAGTTGTAAATGTTTTAGCTTTTATTTTTAATGTTAATACTCTCATAAAATCCTCCTAAAAATTAGGTGGCAATTAAGCCACCCATTATTTATGCTATTGTTGTAAAGTCTCTTGCTGCTGCTGCTAATACTTGTCCGTATGCATCAACTACTCCAGAAATTGCTATGATATATTTCAAAGTCCCTGTAAGTGGAGCTGACGGAATTATAGTTAATATTTTTCCAGTAGTATCCCACGTTTTAGTTACTGCTACAATATCTCCCAAAGAGCTTAAAAGTGTTATAGCTTCTTTAGAAATTTTGTTATTAAAGGTTAGTACAATAGCAGCAGTTTTACTTACTGCTGTTGCAGCGTCTATTGGAACACTCGTTGATAATGCCACTGCAGAAGGAGCTACTGCTACACCTGGAACTTGGGCTTGAGTAAACCACCCGGTTTCATCAAAAGCTAAGTCTGCTGTATCACCGAATATTCTCTTAAGTGATTTTAGTACACCATTAACCAGCCATTCGTGAGTAGTTGCAGCTGCGGTAAATGTTGTTTCATAAGTTTTTACATCTACTTTATCACCTTTGCTTGCGGCTGCTTCTGCCCCACCTGAGAAAGTACCATTCAAGTAACAGTAATAACGATATCCACTCTTGCCCATATTGTATCTGAACATAACCCCTTTATCTGGTGGGTTAGGTTCTCCAGAATCTAAAACCCTACCAGTCGCAACCTCATAATCTTTTCCGAGATGATCTGCCATTTTCTTTGCTGGAACATTTGATAATATCATCTTCAATTCTGTAGCACCTTCACTCACATAACTAGCACCAGCTTTATTGTCATAGTAAGTTATTGAAACATCTGTTTTTGCTTCACCAGAAATTTCTGCAACGGGTGCAAAGTATTCTGGAGTACCTGTTATATAATTACCCTCACTGTCCTCTAGTATGTTAAAGGTATAAACCTTGTCAACTCCTATAAATTCACCATATTCTTTATCCATATTTATTCCTCCTCATCGTAATATCTATAATCACATGTACGTGCGTAATGACCTGTAGTTGCATTGAAAGGTAAATCTCTACCCCCAACACGTAAAAACCCTCCTGGAAGCATTACAGACTTAAGTAATTCATCTGCATCTTGCTTTATGGAAGGTTTGGTTGAGTATAAAACTAATTGTATTCTAGTTGTTGTACTCGTTGGTTTGTTATCAGCATGACTGGTGTTAGGACTATCCACAATAAAATATGTTATGTGGGTTTCTGGCAATGTTGCACCAGATGGATAGGACCCTTGCTCTTTTACAGGATATCCAAGCGGTGCCAATGTATCACAAATACTTTTATATATATTACCCAATTGGAACACCTGCCTTCTTTAGAATCTTTCTTTGAATTTTTTTTACCTCTTTAGTATTATCATCAAAGGCTGGTCTAATGAAAGGATCTGGAAACCCTGGACTATGCGCATCACCGTATTCTTGGAATACCGCATGAATTGCTTTAGGATATTTGGCTAAATCAATTCCTACCTTAGAAAAAATATAGCCACCTTCTACTGTTGCTGGTTGTGCTTCTATTGCTTCAACCACATCTCCACCATCTCTGTGTCTTTCAGCTCCTGCCACCATATCTGCTACAATAGGTTTAACAGATTCCTCAATGGCTTCTTTAACTACATCATCAATGTTTTTTCCAAGTGCTTCAATCTTATTAAGATATTCCTCTATTCCTCCAAATTTTAAACCTTGGCTCAGTGCTGTTGTACCATAAGTTTTATAACTCCATTTTCTAGCCATTAAGCACTCACCACTCTTTTGACTTTAACCAGTAAATACATATTTCTCATTTCAACATTTTCAGCATTTACTACTTCATAAGCTGAGGTTTCATCATCATTTAAAAGCACTCTATCCTTTTCGGATAAAGAGGGGTTGAACCACATTGTTAATAGGGCTGTATCATAAACAACTAGAGCTCCACTCTCCGTACTTTCAGTTCCACCCATACCTTTCCAATTACAAAAATCAATATCAGTCTCAGATGTATAGGTTATTTCATCTGCTCCATTTACATTTTCAGTGACCCTGTGTTGGATTCTAATAGGTGTAGTGAATTGTTGTGCATTAGGTGTAAACATTAAATCACCTCACTTTTTATAGCAAGCTGTGTTACAAAACCATAAAATAAAGGTGAGAACTTGATACCCCCACCCTGTATATTCCATATATCCGTAACACCCATTACTATAGCTCCAACTGCTAGATCATTATCCAGCATTGTTTCAGATACACCAGAAAATATCATATATTGTTTTACAGCTAATAATTTTTGAGTTAGTGGCTCATCAAAATTAGTGCTAGAGATAGACATCCCTAAACCCTTTTTACATTCAATTAATAATCCTGCATCAATCATCTATCAACACCACCTACACAATAAGATATACATCTACTACCTTACTATTTAAAGCACTATTTAAATCAATTGTATTACTTTCTAATACTGTAGCACTTACAGTTACTGTTGGGGCTGTAGCTTCTTTAACATTATCTAAGTAAGTATTAAATAATGTGTTATGAGCTAGTTTATAAGGTAGCCCAAGTTTTTCGCCAAAACCAATAGCTGTTGTAGCTCCAACTCCATCATGAGCCGGAATAGTTATTTTAGTTACAGTCTTAAAAGCTTTATTTCCCGTTACACTACCTGCAGTATCTACTGTAAATACTGGCAAAGTTTCTGTTATTTTTTCATTAGCATAGTTAGTGCCTTCCACAATTACCTGAATAGCTTTTATATCTGTTGCGGTACCTCCAGCGGTTGCAGTAATATTTCTTGGTACACTTGGATTAGTTAATCCAGTTATAATTACTTGCTGAACTGCTGTACTTGCTACCGCTGCATGTATTCCATTAGTGCTTGCTAGAGTTGCGAGTGCTGCAGATATCTGTAAATGCGCAATAAATGCATTATCTACCGATACACCTTTAACATCTGTCCTCATACTTGTTCTTGTTTTTTGATTAAATCCTATGAACATTTTTATACCTCCATCCAAAATTATAAGGTGAGAAATTAATTCCACCTTAAATTATTTATCATTCTATCCCTTTATTACTCTGATAAATCCATTGTAAGATACTACATTCCCACCGACAAAGATAGAAGATTTGTTTGCAATCATTCCCTCTTTGAATTTATAGTCTGTTGAACGTTGAACATCCATTTGACTAAATACAGTTAAGAGATAATTTTCAAGTGGTCCGTAAGCCATACAATATCCACCAGCTACTACCGCAACATCACTGATTGCTTTACAAGCACTGTTGATAATATAAGGTATAGTGTTGATTGTTCCTGTATTGCCATTTGTAACTATGTCATATACTTTCTTACCATTAAGATCTCTNAAAACGGAAAAGGACTTTAGATCTTTCTTGTTTAAGACTAGTACAGATGCTGCTTCAACCTCTTCGTCTCCACCAAATCCAAATATGATATTGTCTAAAGTATCTTCATCAATTACGCTTATTGGTAAATCTGTAAGTGGGTCAATTGCAGTAGCAAGAGCAGAGAATATTCCAACTAGATGACCTGTTGCGCCATCACCAACTAATATTTCTCTTGATATTTTCTTTCTTGAAGCAATAGTAATACCATTAACAACTTCTGCATCATAGTTTGCAGCGGAGAGTTTAAGTAATTCCTCTGTATCTTCGGCATAAGATGTGATCTTAGTTTTGTTGATAGCTGCATAACCAAATGTAGGTTCAGTATCAGTATAAGCAACTCCCTCAGCAGTATATCCAGCAGTTCCGTAACCTATAACATAACCTTTACTGAAAGATTCTCCACCAACTAATGGTTTAGTAACAACTCTGTCAATTAAGCTAGATACTTGATTGAAAGCTTTACCTAAAGTAGTATCTGTGTACTTAGCAAGCAAAACATTTGCTGCTATTGTTACACTTCTGCCCTCGAGTAATGTTTTACCTCTTTTTTCAGCTTCTTCCAATATTTTTTTACTTCTTTCTTCTGAACCTTGACCTGCTGCTTGCGCATTTCCGCCTAATGCATAGCTTCCAATTATTTGAGAGCCCGCAATTGGAGCAGAGGATCTACCTTCTGGCTTTTCTCCATCAACATTAATAGGAGCCATTCCAGCAATATTAGGATCTACTATAGGAGCAGCATTTCTTGCTTCCTCTGCATCAATCTCTGCAATCATTTCAATGAATTCAGTAATTTCAGAATTTAAACCATCAATTTCAGTACCAATACTTCTAAGTTCTGCAATATCCTCTGTAACACTTGACCTTGTTACTAACCCTGCCTTTCTTGCCTCTTTCTTTGCTAGTAATGCTAATAATTTCTTTTTGTTCATAATATTTCACGACTCCTCATTTTTTATTTTGATTTTATTTGAATTTTTAGCCTTTCAATTTCTAAATCTAGTTTTCTTTTTTCCCCACCCTTTGAACTATCCAGTTTTTGAGACCTTGCATTCTCCAATGCAATTTTTGCACCATCCAGTGTTTCCTTATCTCGTGATGAAGCTATATCTGCGCCATCATAAGCCGGAAAGCTTACAACAGATACTTCCAGTACTTTATTTATTGCTTCAATATGTCGAGTTGGCATATCAGTTTCTAAGCCTTCCCATCTTTCCTCTTTTACATAAAAAATAAAACTCATGCCATCCATATCACCTCTTGATATTGAGCTATATAAACTTTTAGCATCTGAATTATTCTCAACATCTAAGTTCGCTCTTACCGCTAAACCTATGTTATCTACTTGGAGCTGCAATGTCGAATTTACATTGTTATTTCTACTCCGAGCAAGAGGGATATTATCTAAATCATGATTAACACTTAATAAAACATCTTTAAAATCAGTATTATCAAATGCATTTCGTTCTATTACCTCATTAAACCAGCCACAAATATTTGTCACCTCATTAAATACTGCTGCATGTCCATTTATTGTTGATTCAGTGTTTCCTGTACTTGGCTCTACTGCTCGTAAATCTGCCATTGCAAAATTACGTTTAGTTTTTTCTCCAGTTTTAGGTAAGTTTTTAGCCATTACTATTCCCTCCATTTTTATTATTTTTTTCAGAAGCTTTTAATTGATATTGACTCGCTATATTTGTGTCAACATAATTTAAACTTATTGTACGTCTTCCACCTGATCCATCCATAAGTGGTGGATAACCTAGTACTGCCAATTTTTGATCATCTGTAAGTAATCCTTGTGCTCCTGTTATATTCAATAAATCTAATTTAGATTTTGTGCTTAAATACATCATATCTTTCTGATAAAATACAATTTCATTACCAACATCTAATTCTCTTTGACTAAATAAACATTTAGAAAATGCCTGACCTAGTCTTAATAGAATAGGTTCTAGCGCTTGTTCGTAGAAAGCTTGATACTGCTCATCAGTGTAATCCCCACTTAGGATAGCCACTGATACATGGTACCAATTCAAAGGTTTATCCTGGAGGAACTGCATTGTATCTTTATCTATAAGTTTTGGGTCAACTGTTAAAGGTATATAATCACCTTTTAAATCTAATGGAACTATTCCGTTTGTGCCGCTCTCAATTGCATCTTCTAATTTTTTTCTTTCTGCGACTTGTCCAGGACTATCCATCATGGTATTTATTTTTAAGATACCTCTCATAGTTAATGTACTTTTTACTGCTTTCCCTATTCCCTGAAGCACAGTATCATTTATTTGTAATACTTTAAGCAGTGCAGAATTATCTGGCTGACCATTAAACCCACCACCCATTACATCATTTACACTAAATTTCTTTCTAATGTGTATAACCTCTGAATAAGATAGTGTGTAATTATCCCCACCCCTGAAATAAAACTTTACAAACATTGCACCAGAAGGATCCTGTAAAAAATCCACACTTGTAGGATTTAAAGGATAAAATCCAGTATAATAAGTTTGTTTAGTACCAGTATTATCAACATAAGTATCATAAGTTGGGTATATAAACACATTTCCATTCATGAGTAGCAGCCATATTATTTTTTCTATGAACTCAGATGTTGTCATTAACTCATTTGGAGCAAATTTAAACAATCTGTTTAGGCTACTCTTGGGTATTTGCTGTATATCTTGGCTATTAGTAAAGATATGCTTTGGTTGGAGCTTACTGCATTCAGTTGCTATAATATCTATACATGTTTGAACTATATCACTTACATAAATATTATTACCAAACTGACTGAAGGCTGGATAACTACCGTCAAGCATTTTTGCATGTTGTAAATCCATATTTGATTTATTATTTTTAAATAAACTTTCCAATAACATCTGTTATCCTCCTTTCTTTGCAATAAAAAAGGCAAATACAATGAAGCATATGCCTAATACTAT